TGAGTTCGTGATTACGGCTCGCTACGGGGTCAAGTTGTTCCGTCCGGAGAACCTCGTGTGTGTTCTCTCTGACACTGATCAAGTTAGTTAAGGGAGGATAATATCATGGCTTCTTCAGAAATCTGGGTCAACAGCGATGGTCTCGAAGTTCGTTTCGGAAGTGAGAAGGCTACTCTGCGTTTGGGTGGCAAGCTCAAAACTTTCGGTGCGCTCTCTGAGATTCGCCTGAAGATTCTCGGTGCGAACGTCCCGGCTACGGATGCTCCCATCGACAAGAAGGTTTCCATCCCCACCAACTCGTACATCGACGCCGTTACGTCGCAGTTGTTCGTGGATACTACCTTTACTTCTGGTGGTTCTGCTACGCTCGATATCGGCTTGATGAACGACGATGGTGATGGAACCTACAGCACCTTAGATGACAACGGTATTGATGCTGCTATCGCCGTTGCCACGTTGGCTGCTGATTACGATACCGTTCCTAACGGCGCACAGATGGGCACTTCGCCTGTCAATTCCACCACGGCTACCCTGCCGTTGGTGCCGAGCTACGGTTACAACACTGCCGCGTTTACGGCTGGTGCTGCGACCTTGGTCCTTCGTTACCGCGCTCCGGTGACGTCGTAAGCTGAATGGGAGTAGCAGGAGGCATCGTTCTAGTGGCTTGTTCTACTAGCTTGGCCTCCTGCTCTCTCGCTTTTTGTAAGGACAGTTTAGATGGCTGATACCCCTCATGCTGACTTGACTACCACTGAACTCCACGAACCCAAGGATGCTGATTCAGCCGCTGCCAATACAGTTTACGTCTTTGATGGTTCCGGAAGTGGCACTGCGCAGAAGATCACTCCTTCCCAAATAGCCACCTCTGTTAACAACGTCAACCTCCACACCCTCAACTTTGAATTCGAAGATATCTCCACGGCGCGTTCTGCCTGGTTGGTGGTTCCGTTCGCCGGGGATATCCAGAAAATTTGGTCCGTCATTGATGGAGCAATCACTGGTGCTGACTGTGTATTCACCTTTGAGATTGGGGGTACCTTGGTTACCAACGGTACGATCACTATCGCCAATTCAGGTAGTGCAGCGGGTGACGTCGACTCTGCTACTCCTTCTGCTGCCAATACTCTCACGGCTGGACAACCCATCGAGATCATCTCTGATGGCGGATCAACTGGCGCGAAGAACGCCACTCTAACCTTTGAGATGGATATCACGTAATGGCAAAGCTCACCTTAAGTGATCTCACTTCCCTCACCAATCAAGCCTCTGCGATTACGCTTCTCAACGCTAACAACGCGTTGATTGAGGCAGCCCTCGAGAACACGTTGTCTCGTGATGGCACAGCTACCAACACGATGACAGCTGATCTCGATCTCAATTCCAATGACATTCTGAATGCAGCTTCCATTACTGCTACCACTATTGTTGTAGGTGGAACCGATTTAGCTGCGCAGGTAGCTGCTGCCGCTGCCAGTGCTGCTGCTGCCGCTGCTGATGCGGTGTTGACTGCTGCTGATGTT